TGAATTTCAATTCCAATGGACGGAACGCAGCCGGTCTCTATCAATTATGCGGTCAATAGGGTACGCTGAGCGGATCCTGATAGATGCAGTTATCGAACGGACAGAACAAGACCTCCTTACAGATCGCATGACTAAAAATTGGATTGAGGACTGGGCGCTGAGTGAGGCGATGATAATGTTGGGCAATATGCGTGGTAAGTTTAGTTCATTGGCCGGCGCTGGTGGTAGTATTACACTCAACGCCGAATCCTTGAAATCAGAGGCAGTAGCAATGCAAACAGCGCTCATCCAAGAATTGGAAGACTTTGTTGCGTCTGATATTGAGACTTGGGGTATCGGCGCAAGTATAACAAAGGGATAAGCGATCATGAGTATATTTTTAGACCCCTCTGTTGAGAAGACCACTGCGTACACGCAGACTATCACCAACCACACCTCATCGGAGAGCAACTTCATCCCACGCAACACATGCACACCGTCGGATGGTTCCTGCGCTGCACTTCCACATCTAGCAGAAGCGCAAGCTGACACAACCGCCGGTGGGTGCATATTGATAACTGCCGGTGGGCAGTTGACGTGCCCCGATACGATAGATTCTAGCTTGTGTTCTCCACTACAACTTCAATCGCAAACGGCAGATAATTGCTACATCAACTCTATAGTAAATGAAAATTTGAATATTGGTGGAGCGGATGTCTGTGTATTCAAGATGTTGGGAGTACATCAACAAGGAACATTGGTTGATGTTGCAGGAACTGGTACAGCTATTGCTAGCGATAGCTTACCAAATTACCCAGCCGCAAATGCCTTTGATGAATATGCTGCTGGATGGCAATCGGATTTGTGCGGTGGTGACATACTCCAGTCGTGGATAGGGTATGACTTTGGGCTATTAAAGCGAGAAAACTCCCAACTACAATATTACTCAAATGAGGCGACTGCAGAAGTCCGCAAACACATCACAACAATTGCTATCAAGCAAGAAGGTACAGCAGATAACTGGGTCAAGCGAGTTCGCATTGAACGTAGTGATGATGGGATTGTGTGGCGTGGAGTTGACATCATAACACTTCCACAAAACTCTGATCGTAATGTTATATCAATTAAATCAAGTGTTCCAGCTAGAATGTGGCGATTATCTCCTGTCGATGTTACGGGAGTTACCAGATGGAGAGTTGGAACTCTCGAACTGTTTGAATTCATACAAACAGACCTTCGAAACATTCAAGACTCGCCACTATTCCAAGAAAATCGAGATAGGGCATATTGTACAAATCCAATCAAGTTGAAAATTCACTACGATCTAGTTGACATTAACACCGAGTTATCGCGATTTGGAATTGACCTACCTTCGGCTGTATTCACATTTACATCAAACTTCGCTGAGACAGTCAAACAGTTGGGTCGAGGTTTTGTGATTGGTGATGTGCTTGAGATCCCAAGTGAGATTCAGTTTTCTGCTGACATGAAGATCATTCGCAAATACGTCGAAGTGTCCGACGTCAAGTGGTCAACGTCAGGTTACACACCTGGGTGGGTGCCAATGTTCCAGAAGATCGTCGCTCGTCCAATGCTCGCTAGACAAGAGACACTCGACCTGATTGGATCACTCGAGGGAGATCTTGATAAAATTGGTGGCACAGGATTTAACCAAAGTAGTGACACACTATTCTCTACTTTTGCACTCGAAGCTAATGAACGCATCCAGATTGCAGCTGATACTATGACTCCATTATTGGGGCAAGATAATAAAATAATAGCAGAGGAATCTGAGCTTCCGAAGGAACACGTTGACTCCGCTATAGAGAACAATATTAATATAACAAAGTTAACCAATAGCTTTGAAAATCGAAATGCGCACGGCATTTATAAAGATGCGATGCCTCCAGCTGGAACTCCAGCTGAAATGTTTACGGTTGGAGATACGGCTCAGGGCTTTCCTCAATTTGCTGTCAATGGTGCATATCACCGGGTAACCTATGATTCGGTAAGTAATGATAAAATTCCACCAAAGCTATATAGATATAGTGCGAAGAAAAATCGTTGGATATACATGGAATCAGATGAGCGTGCTGCTCACCAGGTGAATAAGACCAATCTTAAAACATATTATGTCGATGATCAACGCATTGCTCTACAGGACATCAAATGAAATTAGCGACAATACTAGCCGAAGCCGCTGTATTCACGGCCCCAGATTCTTCTAACGGCCGCCGCGCGTCTAATCCTACAATCATCGACCCCGATACAGCATCTCAATTTACAGTATCAATTGAAGCTGATCATGCACTTGAGTTAATCAAGCAACGGTGTTCCGACTCTATTCACAATTCTCCATTGTTTAGAGGATTGCGGAAAGTAACAACTGAGTATTTTGCAAGTGACTCATCTCGGATCGAACGCCGGTCTCTGGACAATCCTAATCATTACACTAAGTTACTATCAGCTGGTGGATTAGATAGTTGGAAAAATTACCCACCTCGGGATCGTAGTACAATCTGCACAACCGCCGATACTGGTGAATCTAATGAGTATGGAGACACGTATGTCGTATTTCCTGAGAATGGTACAAAAATTGGTATATGTCCCTCATATGATTTGTGGGGTAGCTTTAAACCACTCATTCGATCTGCTGGCCAGAATGTCGATGGAGATCTGGCTCATAATTTGATCGACCTATTTGATACGATAGACCCCGCTGGTACTGGGAATGTGACTACTCAGTTGGACCAATCAATTCGTAAATTCTACCCAAATGTCCCGATGTCAGGATCACTGAGAGACTTCCTGGAGAAGTACATGGCGCCAGAATTCAATAACTTTCAGTTAGTCACACCTGCAACAATGCCAACGTTCGAATACACTTCAGAAGTATTCCACCTACATTCTCATGAGGTATGGTTCTCTGGTCGTGCTGTATACGTCCGATATGATATCTGGCAGCAAATTAAGGACCAACTATAATGCAATCCCAACCATACTTCTATAGCCATCAAATTGAACGATACCTGATTCAATTTGCTAATATATTCACAGGCTTTAAAATTAAAGTAGGGACTAATGACGATAAGTTTGTATCCGTTCCCATCATGTATGGCAGCTATGATAAAGTAGTAGCTAGCATTCTTGGTGAGAACACCCAAAATAAACCTATGAGATTGCCGGTGATGTCAACTCACATGACTGGGATATCCCAGGCACCGGAGATGAATAAGGGAATAGGGCAAGAGGATCGATTCTCGTATCTACCAAGTGGTGGTATGCTGCCTGATGATGTAAAAGTCATACACCGCTATATGCCAGTGCCCTACAAAATTACAACAGAAGTTCACTGTTGGGTAAGCAATCAACATCAACAGATGCAACTACTCGAACAGATTTTGATGATATTCGATCCATCACTAACAATCCAGACGTCAGACAATCCATTTGATTGGACTAAGCTAACATTCGTCGAACTGACGGACATAAGCTTGGACGAGGTGGTACCGGCGGGCGGTGATGAAAGAAGTATTGTGATCAAACTGAGTTTTGAGTTTCCTATTTGGATAACTCCACCAGCCAAAAACAAAGACGATTTTATCAAGAAGATATTCATTCGGTTGGATGCCCTTGGTCGTGAGGATGCGGAGTATCTCGACCGCACTGCTGATTCTCAACACATAATAGACTTCCTTGACGGTAAACCGCTGGGGTACATCAAAGCAATAGATGCTGATGACTATTTTTCGGCACCTCCAGCTAGTGATGAGACTACTTTCTAGTCACTGAGTGTGTAAATAACCATACGGAGAAATGTTATGATTACCATGAACCAACAAGAACTCATGCAACACATCAATGAAATAGAAGATATGGCTGCCCGATTGATTGAAGACATGACATCATAATCATTAGAATATATGACTACCTCACAACAAGATAATATCCAACGTCGACTCTCAGAGATCACAAGATCATTGATGGAAGTAGTCAACTCTCGTGCAGCAACCAAAGAATTACTAGCAGAAGTGAGTCACACAATGGCTCAGGCAAATCAAACGCTGGATGAAATTACAGCATCAATTTCAACAAGGTAAAATATATGAATACCCAACAACGCTTAGCGGAATTAGCTGGCATCACCCTCATCACCCTCATCAATGAAGCAGTCGATGTGGATTGGACGAAAGCTAGGCTCGAGGAACAATTGGCAAATATAGCAACGTCACTCGAACAGATCACATTAAAAACAAATCGACTCAGTAGAAGCGCTACTAGCACATCAGATGATACCGCTCGTGCGCGTCACTTGGAGCAACTGCTGCAAAAAACAACAGAAGTATCGAAGATATTAGCTCAGTGCCAACGAAATATTTCTGATGTGCTTAACCGCTAACCTAAATTCAGTGAATCTTCGCGCCGGCACCCGCACTCTTGCCTTGCAATCGTAGTGAAGCCATAACGTCAATTGACCCACGACCGTCGCTATTCAACCCTCGTGGTTGAATACGCACTTCCAACTTGGCACTGATATCTTTGAGTACAGGAACATCATCGACTCCTAGCGATTCGCTAATTAGCCGCTGGAGTGCAGATGGAACTTTTTTGTCTGATTGAATAACCCACATCTCACTGCCCATCATCATAACCAATATTGAATAGTCTGCACCAGCTCTTGGTTTAAATTTGTGTTTGTAGTGAGTCAAAATTTGATCACCGAGTGTACTAGATTCTATATTCGCAAGTTGGAAGTTATCTGTTCCAGCTGCAAATTCCCGCAGCTTAATTTTTCGTTCGGCGTTGTCTTTAATAAAATTCAGAGACCCAGAGCTAATCTTATCTACCTCTGGACCGACATATTTTTTAAGATCAACTAACAAACGCTTGCCGTTATTGATACAAACTTCGCTCTCATTCATCAGCGCCAACAACTCTTGTTTCTCGTTAGAATTTTCAGCTGGTGAAGTAAACTTAGACCCATCGAATATCCAATCGCGCATAGAACCCATCTGAGCAGATCGATTCATCTTATACTCGATGTGTAAATCGACCCGTTTACCGTCGATTTCAATACTCAATCCAAAGTCTGGAAAAGCAACCGCTGAACCAGCTGGTTCAGCAAATGACTTGAATCCCTTTGCTATAAACTTATTAAAGGCAGCTACCTCTTCTGCATTTGCATTACTACCTTCAAAAAGTGCGTGTGTGAACAGTGAAACCATGGTCGTTAATTAGTTGTGTTGGTACTATTTATTGTGCCTGGGCACACTCGACCACAATACTTATTGTATGAATTGCGGTAACTATTGAACGTAACAAACTTGCCGCAACCACTGCATCCTGGTGGTTCGGATACATCATGCACCAAACAATGGACTCGCTCTCTGATTGATTCCTCTGTCCATGGATATAATTCCCGCAGCATATAGAATAATTTTGGAACGTGGACAACTTTTGTATCCCAGTGTGGGTTGATGACAACGGCACTTCCCCGCTTTCTGATTAGAATTTGCTCCGCCAATAATAAGTTTAGTAATTGATCTCTATCGAGTGACATCACACATCGTCCTGCACGCACTAATTAGACGCCACTATTTATGCGATAGTCTATACAAAAATCATGAGGGTATATAAATAATACCGCCCAAACTATAAAGGAATTTTAACATGGCATCTTTGGTATCCCCTGGTGTAATCACGACTCTGACAGATGAGTCGATGTACATCCCTGCCGTAGCAGATACGGTCCCATTGTTCTTTATCGCTACTCAAGAAGATAAATTGCAATCTGACGGCATCAACACAGCCCTCGGTACAGTCGAATCTAATGTCGTCCGTACAATTACCTCTCTCACTCAATCGCTGCAAGTATACGGAATACCATCATTCTTGAAAGCTGCAAACGGTAGCCCACTGCACGGCTCTGCATTGAATGAGTATGGTCTGTATACCCTTAATCGTTACCTAGGAATTGGTGACCTTGCGTACGTAATTCGTGCAAACGTCAATCTCCAAGACAACTACACTGTAATCAGCTCACGCTGGGCTCTGAAAGTAGCAACTGCCGCTGCTGAATTGACTGCCCTATCAGACGCGTACCTTGCATCTTATAACATGCAGAATGGCTACAATGTTGGTGATGTTGGATTCCGCGACACTGTCAGCAATGCAGAATTATTGACATTCACTCAACAAGTGATGCAACCTATATTCTCAGAGAACACATTTGCTCGCGCAGAGTTTGACTTCTATGATGACTCAGCTACTCCTGCACTGACAACCGCTGGCTTTCAAGGAATTGATTTCACTGCCGGTTTGACGACACCAACGCTACCAACTGGTCTCAACAACAATGCGAGTGTGTACACAGCATCTATTGTTGTAAACGGCGTGCCACGCTTGATTTCGCTGATCGGAGCAAACGCACAAAACTTTACCAACTTGTTGATCCAAGTAAATGCAGACTTAGCTGGAACAGCTAATATTGCAATAGTCGGCGGCAACTTAGTAGTCACAAGTACTGCTGTGGGTTCACTGAGCTCAATTGTAATCAATGATACTAACTTATTCTCTAGCCTGAATGGTTACAATTCACTGGGTGTGCCAATCGCTGGAGCAACTGCTGATACAAGCATTGATGTGTACGCTAATGGCTTCAACCAACCATATACTACACAGTACATGGGCTACAATGGAGCAATCACAGCATGGGCACTGGCAGGACCAGGTACAGGATCTGTGGCATCCGAATGGACACCAGCAGAAGCAGGCGCATTCTTGATTGATGCTGCTACCGAATACAATCAAACGATTATATTTGCCAACAATACCACACTTGGTGCAACTGATGCCATCAAGCGTGCGTCAATTGTAACTGCACTCCAAGCCGTTGTTAATAGCAATCAAGAAATTCGCTCTGAATTGTTTGAATACAATATCATCATCTGCCCAGGTTTTCCCGAACTCGCTGATGATCTATTGACACTGTGTGAAGACATTGGTGAAGAGGCAATGGTTATCGGTGAAGTTCCTTTCAACTTGACACCTGAGCAAGCGGCTAACTGGGGTAATGCACCAGCAACATCAGCATCGAGCCGTAGAGTGCATCGTCAAATTGCGTATTACTACCCTCACGGCATGGGTACCAATGTAGACGGAGCAGATGTATTTGTGCCAGCCTCAGCAATCGCCCTGCGGACTTACACTTACAACGATGCTAAAGCAGAGTTGTGGTTTGCTCCAGCTGGTGTGCACCGCGGTCAGGTAACAGGTATCACTAGAATTGGTCACGTGACAGGGACACTGGGTGGCCCAACAACATTCGTTGATATTGCTTTGAACAAAGGCCAACGCAATGCACTGTATCAGTACTACACCAATATTAACCCTATCGCAAACATGCCAGGTAGAGGTATGTTAGTGTTTGGCCAAAAGACATCTCAGAGCTATGCATCTGCGCTGGATCGCGTCAACGTTGTTCGGTTGTGTGCTTATATCAGACGTCAGGCACGTAAGCTTGGCTTCAGCTATTTGTTTGAGCCGAATGACCAAATCACACGCAACAACTTCAAGTCAGCTATCGAAGGAATGTTGAAAGACATCCTGGTGAAACGTGGCTTGGTCGATTACATCGTGGTGTGTGACACTAGTAACAACTATGGAATTCGAATCGACAGACATGAGTTGTACTTAGATATTGCAATTAAACCAATGCTGGCCGTAGAATTTATCATTATTCCCGTACACGTTGTTGCACAAGGTGCTGAGATGATCGTGAATACCTAAGCTGGAGAATGAACGAGAATAGGTGCTCTATTCTCGTTTTGAAAAAGGTGTCTCCCGGAGACACCTTTTTTTTGTACCCATCCACTCTGCTGATGATGTTGTCAACAACCAGTTCCCCAAATATACTGAGAGATTCAGAATACTCCACACATCCGCGTTATATAACTCCAATGGAACCATCCAAAATTAAATGTGTAATTTGTGGGCATGACGCTCACATCATATCTACAACCCATTTGAAGAAGCACGGTATCAGTGTAGCTGAATATAAGAAGTCGTACCCAACTGCCCCAACAGCATCAGAATCTTTCAAGCAACAATTAGCAGAACGAAATCGAAATCGAAACCGAGAGCTGGTTGGGACAACACGCAGTGATGAAGTTAAAGCAGCAATTGCCGACACCAAAAAACAAAAGTACGCTTCAGGTGAAACAACTCCATGGAATCTAGGAATTGCAAGAACAGAGGAGCAAAAGCAACACCAGGCGATCACAATGCAGCAACAGTTTGCTTCTGGTAGAGTGCACCACATGCTTGACAACCACCACAGTGAAGCTACCAAACAGAAGATAAGTGTGAGCATGAGTGGTAATGTAGTAGGAGAGGCGACTAAACAGAAGATGAGAGAGTCTGCTGCGAAACGGCGGAATTCTGGTATTACTCACCCCAAAGCTCAACATATCCCAGCCGCGGTGATGGATATGTTGAACTCTCGCGATTGGCTATTGGAGCAGCACCACGTTCACAAAAAATCCCTGACACAAATAGCTAAAGAGTGTGGAGTCGACCCATCTCTGGTGGCAAGTCGATGTGGCGAATACAACGTTGAAATTAAGCGGTATCCTGTATCAACTAATGAACGTGAAATTGTGGAATTTTTGGAATCGATAGGAGTGGCTGTCGAGACAAACATAAGAACGATAATTTCACCACACGAACTTGATATATTCATCCCCGAATTCAACGTCGCAATTGAGCACTGTGGATTGTATTGGCACTCATCTACCCACAAACACTCGCACTACCACGCAGATAAGCTTGCAAAGTGCACCAACCTTGGGGTCAGGTTAATTACGCTGTTTGAAGATGAATGGCAATTCAATAGTAGAGTGGTTAAAGCTAAGTTGGCTCATATTTTGGGTAAGTCTGACAAACTCGCCACCGCCGCTAGAAAATGTTGCGTTGATATCAACGTATCTGCTGTAGAAAAGAAACTGTTCCTACAAACAAATCACATTCAGGGAGATGGCCCTGGTAGCATAAACATTGGACTTCGATCTGATGAGGGTGTACTTGTTGCATTAATGTGTTTTGTTAATAAGGGTTCGGGTGTTGCCCTATTGAACAGGTTCGCCACCTCGTGTAAAGTTCCTGGTGGATTTAGTAAGTTATTGAAAGCGTTTATAACCCAACACTCTAGCTTTAGTCGTATCGAGTCTTTTGCAGATCTAAGATGGAGTACTGGTGATCTCTATCGCAACTCAGGATTCAATCTAGCCACCACAATTCGACCAGACTATTACTGGGTCAAAGGGTTAATGAGAGAGCACAAATTCAACTTTAGGCACGCTAGATTGAGCACCAGGTTTGAAAATTATGACCCAGAACTAACTGAAGTTGAAAATTGTAATAGCAATGGATGGCAGCAATTATATGACTGCGGGAAACAAAAGTGGGTAAAAGTGCTCTGAACACAAAACCTACAATTGCATGTGATGAGGATGTCTCGTCGGTGGTTTGAGCTAGGGGTGATAAATAATATACACCCTAAATCATACCATACTATGCAGCTAATATTTTGCAAATCACACAACCTCACCAGTAAAATAATATCAGCCGCAACTTTCAGTAAATGGTCCCACATTGAATTTTATTTTGGACCAACTGTAATTGGATCCAGTGGGCACTATGGTGGTGTTGCTGAGCACCCCACACAGTGGTTGTTATCCTCACTTGATTATTATGAAATATGTTCAGTTGAAGTCCCACGCGCTGACCTAGCGGAAGAATTCGTCAGGGCACAGTTGGGTAAGAAGTATGACTATTCGGCACTGTATGCTCTACCGTTCATTGATCGTGACTGGAGCACACCCGACAAGTGGTTCTGCTCAGAGTTGGTTGCAGCTGCACTAGAGGTCGGTGGAGTGAATATGTTTAGACGAACCCCAGTGAACCGAGTTACTCCAGCCATGATATACACCTCTCCGCTCCTTACTTAACCTAGATTCTCGGAGGGGTGTAGATAGGATGGAGTCTAATTGTTGACCACAAGTGTGCCCTTAATATATGATATGTCATCTTGACTACATGGTTGGCTGTTGCCAAAAATTTGCCAAGATGCGACATTCTAAATGTTTAACAATACGATCAACTTGTAGAGGAACCCGACTATGAACATCAACCAAATTATGCAGATCTATTCCTGGGACGTCGAATCGATGGAACGACTTGATGTATCTGAACTAGACACAGCACTGGTAACTTCACTGAACACACCTGTCCAGTACATCACAACACTCATATTTGATAGCACTGGTATATGTATATTCAATAATGTCACATCAGAAGTGCTTCTAGTGGTTCTAGTTCAGTGTGGATTTGATGTGTATGCCACCCACACCCACCCGATTGATTACATTCAATCGTATTACGGGAGTGGTTTTAGGATTTGTTCGGAGTCTGAAATATTGGATACACTGTGCCAAATCACTGGTAAGGCTGTAGATGTAATTGTGCCAATAGAGATCTCGCCTGAAGATCTGGCTGCCTTGGACGATCTTGCAGCTCAGAGCAATATCACCAGAAATGATGTTGTAACTAAGGCGCTTATTGCCGCTGTTTCGAGCTACAGTTGATGTGAGGTAATGCACCCCGTTGACCTTACTTGAAATTAGGGTATAATGGACTCATCTGTTGAATAGAACTCAGGAAATTAAGATGAAACTTGCTCACCTCATTCAACCAGTCTACGAAGACTGTGTTGTCTTACTGAAAAATCTGCAAAATATGCCTGTTGCTGTAACCCGTGAAACTATCAACCATGGCGAATCGGGTTTGTTTTTCATGCATGTATTGTTAGATAAGATTTCGAAAAATCGCGCATTTAATGATGATCACCCATGCTTCAGCAATGGAACATGGAAACGCTTCTTGCCTTACGACAACCGTGAATATTGCTTTTACTACGTCGATGGGACAAATGACGATCACGTGGACACTTTGCTTCGTGCGGTAAAGAAAAAGCTTCATGAAAACAACCTGCTTTAATAATCCACCAGTCAGAACTCTAAACACGCGTTGACCTTGCTCAAAATTAGGGTATAATAGACTCATGACAACAAAAAACCTCACCTCTCCTACTCCAAACGACATGTTATTGTTGGCTGCATTAGCTCACACTGGGCAAGTTGATAAGGCTGGGGCTCCATACATTCGTCACCCAATAGCTGTGATGAATCTATTGGATTCGAGTGCAGATGATGAACTTCGTTGTATGGCACTGGGGCATGATTTACTCGAAGATACGACTGTAACTGCTGAGGATTTAATCGAATATGGGTTTTCGCGGCGTGTCGTTGATGGAATTATTGGACTGACAAAAGTGCCGGGTGAAAGCCGCCGCAAAAAAATGACCAGATTGACCACATCACCAGATGTTATTCGGGTTAAATTGGCTGACCTACAGCATAATATGGACACGAGTAGATTCCCACTGGATTATGTGCTCACTCCCAAAGATGTTGCACGTCTTACTGAATATGTAAAAATGACGGAAGAATTAACCCTCGCCCTTACTGAAAAATAAGTGTTGACTCTAATCAAAATTAGGGCATAATAGGTCCCAAGAGCAAGAAAACCAACAAAGGAAATTAAAAATGAAACATGTAATTTATGGTTGCGAACTAAAATTTGTTGTGGTCAATACTTCTGAGTGCGATTTTGAAGTCTGTGAAGATGGGACTATTAAACGAGAATATGGTGGTGAGTTTACGTTCTCAGGAGTTGACTATTTTGATGATGACTTCATCAATGAAGTCATCGCTTGTGGTTTAAATTGTTTGAATGCCGTTCCACGCAATCACCCGCACCTTTCGTAGGAAATTAAAATGAATAACTCAAATACAACTGTCAAACCAGTACAACTAGAAAAGCAATACGCCATCGCCGCTTTAAAAATCGCTGATTTTGGTGAAAACTGGCTCGAAACGGCAAATCGGGCGTTGGCGCTTCAAGCAACTGCACAACAATATGAGTACGTTACAATCACAGCAGAGCAGGCGCGTGAGCTTGGGGCTGGTGCTGAATATTATCAGCCTGTATCCGATCGATGGATCAAGTGTGATTTGCTTACAAAATTTCCCGTCAGTTTTTCCGACGGTGAGGTTATCAAATACCGAGCCATCAAGCAAACACTGCCGATTGCCAACCAAAAACCCCACCAAGCCGCCCTTCAAGCTGAGTATGCAAAGCAAGTTAAAGATGATACAACTGGATTTTATTTGTGGCAGTTTCAAGCTGGCTATGGTGGTTGGCTGACTTGCAAAAATGCACCTGCATTTTTAAGCGGCTGCAAATATCGCTACACAGACATAAGCTGCTATGTTTCAAAAGACGGTGAGCCAGCTATCAGGATGTTACGCATGGAGGCTCGGGAGTTGCAGTCTAAGCTGGGTGATACGGTTGAGTGGTTCAACCCTGAAAACGACAAAGTAAGTGCGGGGATAGAGCTTGTGTTTAATGAGCAAGGTACTTACACCTACCACAACAAAGCCAGTGAAATCACTCTAGTAGAGCAGCAATATGAAAAAGACTGGTTAAAACTTGACACAGACAAACAGCAAGAAAGCGAATACATCACAGCAAAGCAGGCGCGAGAGCTTGGGGTGGGAAATGCTGAGTGGAGAAGTGGCGGATATTCTGATTGGCAAACTTGCGACGAGGACTTCCAATATTTTTCACTTGGGGTTGAATACCGCGCCATCAAGCAAGCACAGGCTGAAACCATTATCAAACATTTTGGGACTATTCATGAGGAAAATGGAAAGCTCATGTTTACTGACTTCTCGGTAGATGGTTGTGGGTCAACAGATGACAGCCAGACAGCCATAACAAAGGCAGCAATTAAACGCATTGAGGCTAGCTTAAAGCAAGCACAGCCAGAGCCAACGCAATTCAAGCGCGAAAACCGCTACATTGTGCTGAAAAACAAAGACGTAGCAAAGTTGCCATTGCATCAACGACAAAACCTTAAAGACATACAAGACTCAATAAACTCTATTCGGTCATGCCGCAACAAGCCAGAACTTGAATGTGTCGTGGTAGAGTCTGACAACTCTACCTATGCGCAAGCGTGGAAACTAATCAAGCAAGCACAGCCTGAGCCAGTAATAGCTGCACTTGAAGAAATCAATAAGTGCATTGATAAAAACCTTGAGGAATTTCACAACGAGTGGGCGGTTTCCCCTGAACTTGAATGCTTAGCTGAAAAGGCTATTGCAAAACTAAACTCTGAGCCAGTCGAAACAGAGGAAGAAAGTAATGCGTCGTGGGCTGCCATTGATGCACCAATCCCACATGCCGACCTTCGCGTTGAGTACATCCGTCAGCGTGATGCTGTGCCTTGTGAGTTAGGGTTTTATTTGTGGGAGCGAAAAGACAAAGGCATGGCAGACTTTGCAAAACTTGGAGTGCCCCCCGCCTTCTACCCTTTTCACGAATACCGCTGCACAGACATAAGCTGCATGGTCAGCAAAGACGGTGAGCCAGCTATCAGGATGCTGAGAACGGAAGCGCAGGAGTTGCAGCGCAAGTTAGGTGATACGGTTGAGTGGAATCTCTTTGGTACTACTTTACAGTGGGAAGGTGAGGTTTTTACCTTTAACGTTGAAAGAACTTACACTTACCGCACTAAAGCCACAATCAAACTAGACCACAAGATGGTTACGCGAGAGCAGGCGGCGGCTGAGTGGGAAGCTAAGAAAGAGACGCATGAGATGTGGTTTCAGTTTGGTAAACTGAGCTGGACAGACGTTATTGGCTTTCCTACGAATCTTATCGATTACTTCATCATTAGTAATGATTGTGAGTACGAACTCCGACCAAAGGAACTCAATATTGTCAGCTGGGGTGACGTGCCACAATTTGTGAAAGTTCAACACAAAACAACAAAACAAACATTCGCTTTTTTGGGTGTAGATACGTTCGGTTATTTGGCAGTGTTTCGTAGAGATTGTGATGACTATTCCTACAATCCACCTGCACTTGAACTCGCCCCAGCCAATGAGCAGCCTTGGATGTATTGGGGCGGTGGTGAATGTCCTGTGCCAGATGGTTGTACGTTTGAAGTGGCGTGCCGAAGTGGCAATGTTCGCAGTCAAAAAGAAGTGGCCGACTGGACTCATACTGAGCACGGCGGCGACATCGTTGCTTACCGAATCACAGGCATAGCTAAAGGCTACAAGATGGAAGGTGCTGTATGACTACGCTCTGCATACTTTCAATAGCCTTTGCGTTTCTTGCTGGAGTTGGTGACGATGACTTTGTGCAAATGATTTTTGTTTCATTATGTTGGATGTGCTTCGTTGTTCTAGTTGCTCTAGGAATTATGAGTGCTGTATGAATATCAAAGAAATTTTAATCGCTGCTAGAGCTAAGATAGAGCGCCCAGAAAATTGGACTCAGGGTGTATTTGCTAGAGACTCCCAAGGGCGCGATGTTACAGCTAAAGATAAAACCTCAGTGTGTTGGTGTGCGCTTGGCGCAGTTATTGCGACCAACATCAGTTATGAAGATGAAGAGTTGGCTACAAACTATCTGCGGATAGAACTTGATGCGTACGGTAACTCAATCACTAAATTCAATGACACATCAACTCATGCTGAGGTATTAGCTATGTTTGACAGAGCAATTTCAGTATCTGAATTGGATTAATTGTGTATACAGCAAAATATACACCAGAACAGGTCAGCACGGCAACACTCAGCAGATCAACAATCTTTTGTGAAGGATACGAAGAAATGACCAACAACGACCTAGCACTGATTATTGAAAGCACATGGCATTTAATCAATAAGACAGCGCCTAACAGTGAAAGCTACCGACCATTAGCAGCGCAATTTAAAGAACTTCTTTTAGAACAACTAAGACGCGCAAAGGAATCCGAATGACACCTACCCCAGAGCAGATAGTAAAATGGCGCGAAGAGTTTGAATTATGGTGCCGTTGGCGCAAAGCCGAGCTTAGGATAAAAGCTGATGGCTCTTATTATTTCGACGTGCCAGAGTTTCAATGGGTCGCCTACCTACGCGCCTGTACTGAACAAAACAAAGAAATTGAAGTGCTAAAAGCGACTATCACAGATCTCACTCCACTTGCTAAATTTGGTGCTGAGGTCGCGCATCACGTAGATGGGCTAGGGGCAATATCAACGAAGGTTGTTTGGAGCATCGCTGAGCGATTCGGCGTTCTCACGGATGATGGTAGTGAGTATACATCAAACGTAGGACCTACCATTGAAACCCTGTTGGACGACCAATACACTGCACCAACCAAAACGCAACAAGGTATGTTGGAACCCATTACTGCAGCTGACATTACAAGTGAGATGCACGCTGAGTGGAATAAAGTATTCGGATCGGATATAAGTTCCCCGTGCCCCAACGATAGTGAAGTTATGGCTGCAGCAATTTGTGCTTACTTAAAATTTGTGAACCTATGAAAACACTAACAATTACTGCAGACCACGACAGAGTATTTGATGCCTTTTTGGATGAGGTTGTTGACTGCGACTTTCTCGGCGCCCCTATTACTCGCCGAGATGTTCCCATCCCACATTCTAAGTATGATTTTGTGTGTGGATATGAAGCAAGTGTAGCTCAACATCAAACTGAAGTTGAGGACACGGCTAAAGACATCACTCACGCCTTGGATACTATCATCGAATATGCTACTGAAACAACCACTCAATTAGCATACATTGCACAATTAACAAAACAACTCAAGATCGCTTCTAAGAATGCTGATCGTTACGAGTGGCTACGCAACTACCTTATCAGCGATGATACTCAACACGACGACGCCATAATTTTTGCGCGTACGACAAACTCTTTTGATAGTACAATTGATACCTTGATCCACAGAGACCTCACACCAACTACATAGAAAGCAGAGACATGAACGTAAAACCTGGCGACAAAGCAAAAATTATTAAATCAATCGACGGTATGTCTGTTGGCAAAATTGTCACCGTTATATCGCTAACTGGAACCCACAGCAAATATGGAACTGTCTGGCGAGTTGAGGGTGCCGGATTGGTATCAGAATATGGTGGCGTAGGTGCCAATGCAGATGTCCCTGATGACTGGCTTCAGAAGATTGAACCAGATGATGGGGTGCTTACGAAAGACAAGAAGTTAGAGTTGGTCGATTGAAACCAATACCAACACTGTGGATAATCTAAACTTCAATTAACTATAATAGCGCCTAATACTATGCAAAAAACTACAATCACTACACCTCTTCAATACAATTCCTCACAAGATTGTTTTCAGATTACATTAACACGCGACCAACTTGCTCAGTTAGGGTTTGCTCCAAATCAAGCTGACATCATCTGGGACAAGTACCCTCAGATCCCAGCTGTTACGACTCGCCAAGAACCATTACGCCAGTATCGCGTTGTATCCAAAACAATTATCAGTGAAATCAACACTGTAACAGCCGCAAGTGGTGAGGAAGCTCTGAAACTGATTCAAGCAGCACAAAGCGCTGCGGTTGCTTATGGGGGTCAATTTGTGGTGAACATCGACGATGTTGTTGACGAAGAATATACAGTCGAAGAAGTTATTACATCAAGGTCTCTGCTTGATAATCTTACTCACAATCAGTACGTCAATCCCAACCTAATTTAATGGACATATTGAAGTTCCCACTCAATACCGCCGGACGAGATTTCTTTGTCGGTGATATTCACGGCAGCTTCCATCTGTTGGATGAAGCTCTGGATCGTGTTGAGTTCAACCCACTTGTGGATCGTGTATTTTCTGTCGGTGACTTAGTCGACCGAGGGCGAGAGTCGATCCGAGCAATTGATTGGATCACTCACCCTGCATTCCACACAGTCCTTGGAAATCATGAATTGATGGCAATGCAGTATACTGGGTTGGAGTCTATGCCTCGATATGTCGGAAGGATCACCGAGTATGAATATTCATACCATGGTGGAGATTGGCTACTGGATGAAACTCAAGTAAGACGAGTTGAGGTAGCAACAATATTCCAGAAGTTACCCCTCGCAATAGAAGTCGAAACGGTAGTTGGACGAGTGGGTGTGATTCATGCTGAGGTACCTAATGGTACCTGGACACACACCGATTCAATTGCAAGGGATTCACCAGCAGCAACCGCAGCACTGTGGGGGCGAGGTAAAATAAAATCTGGAGATTATAGTGTAGTCTCAAATATCGATTATGTTGTTGTTGGTCATACCATAGTGAATGTGCCGGTGATGTTAGGGAATGTCTGCTACATCGACACAGGTGCGGTATACTCATACATGCCTAATAGTCCATACTACAGTAAAGATCGCACCCTCACGCTAGTTGAAGCAAAGGACTTGCCTGCAATACCATCTGCATCTGCTCTCGATCGATCTAAAATTTCTTATGGGTATTGACAGTGAAGACCACAATAAACCAACTAAAATCACTCGGTGACGCTACTGTTGAGATGCGATTCCATCTTTGTAAGAAGTACGCTGATGATGAGTTATTTCCAGTATCTGTTGTGTTTGATCTCCCCGTATACCATCAATTGTGGGACGCTACATACGCTCTGAGTTCCGCCGTTGGGTACGAGCGTGAAATCAGGCTATTTGCTGTGACCTGTGCACAAATGGTCGCTCACCCACACTTTGATTCTGAAGTTTTGCACGCCATAGCTGTAACTGAGCGCTTTGTCCAAGGCACCGCCACGACTGAAGAATTACATACCACAAACATCACATCCAAGCGAGTTGCTCTCGCAACTGGACACCGGGTCCCTACCGATTTTCATTTTTATGGTGCTAGGATTGCTGTCGGTGTGACAGATCGCACGGTAGACGCATTTGCAGTAGCTGGACTTGCTCGAATTATATCCGAGTATACTCACCACGACCAAAAGAAGTTGATTATTAAAATGTGTGAAACAGCCTGTTGACTTAGGTTAGAATCTGTGTATAATAGACCCTAAGAGCAAACGCTTGCCACAGGAGATTTTTTAATTATGATTGCTACGGGCAAAGGTCCTACTGGTTGGACAGCTAAAACCTACATTGATTATGTTGGTGGTGCGGAACTACACAGTGTTGCTCACAAATCTACTTCTAGTGTGCTGCTTTTTATGCTTCACTAATGCAGTCTATAGAGAAAGAGGTGGTGCGAAGTATGGTACTTGATTTAAAACTAGTTGCGCTCGTTGGTGCATGCTTGGTGCTTCTGAAACTTGTAGGCTTTATTGTTCAGCCTTGGTGGATTACACTCGCACCAGTATATGCACCACTTGTCTTATTCGCACTCGGATGGGCATTTTTGTGCCTGTGGGATCGTAAATTAATTGGATTTAAGAGGATTAAAAAATGAACTTATATCAACATCTGGCATTCTTGCTCCCAGCAGCAATTTGCATGGGTACTTTTGTGCTGTCTTTGAAATGGTTTGATGATGATCATGTACTCACTACTATTGGTGGTACAATGAGTTTGGTCGTGAGTGCAGTATTTTTAGTAGTTTGGTTAGCGAATGTGATTGATGTGTACCAACACACGATCAACAACACCTTTAACCAGATTCGCCAGTTATACACTATGTTAGGAACACTATGAAGTATATTTGTGTAGCACTAATCACACTACTGCTGACAGGGTGCTTGAAAGTTAACAGGGTAACAGCTACTGAATCATCTGCCCCAGCGGAGGTTTTTTCTCCAACCATTACTGGCCGGGCGTGTGTGAATGGAAATAGCATGATTCGCGTTC